TGTAAATAATCGATATATTTGTTGACTCAGCTATTTAGTTTGTATAAATAAGACGTAAGGGTGCGTGTAACTGTGTTCAATAACACAAGAGGCAAGTGTGACTTTTAGTAAAATTAATACTCACAGAAGGAATAGTCGGGGAAGCATTTTATATGCAGGTGGGGTTCCTCCCGACCACGATATCTTATATTAAAAAACGACTTTTTTAAGGTCGTTTTTTTTCGTCTCAAGAAACATCTTTCTCGTAAACATCTATCTTTTCTTCAGGAATACCATCTTCGATCAATCGCTCTTTTAACCAAAATGGGTCGGGGACATTCCATTCAATACGCCTTTCCCCATGCTTGTTATACCAACTAACACACCAAATCATATCTTGCATCTCTACGCTACCTTTACATTTTAACGACTTTATGTGTACATAATAACACACTGGTCCAAAATGTCAAGAGTTATTTTTTACTTTTTGCTGTTCTCTTCTTCGGTTCGAGAGTTGCTACTTTTTTAGCCAATGCGTCTACTTCAGCGTTTAACTCGTCTATCTGTTTTGCGACATTAGGGTACTTTCGTCTCCATGCAATGCCTTCTTTATCCAAGATATCAATGCCATATCTTTCAGTTGCCCAGTCTGCGATATCTTCAAACTTATCATAACACCACAAACCTGCTTTTGTATCTTTAAACCATTTCGTAGAAGCCGCACCCAAAAGTGAGCCAGCAATACTACTTACCATCCAAAGCCACATAACTTTCTCCTATTTCAATCCACCAAAGTCTGGTTTCTTTTTATTTCTAAATGAAGTGACATTATCTTTATCGTCATTTCCCCATGAAGGCTTACTGTCAGTCTTCTGAGTTGATTGACCATCGTTGACTAAATCTTGAGCAGAATCTTCTGCATCAAATAACTTCATCTTAGATCGATCTAACCCAATAATGAATCGTTTGAGATAGTTGGTATCACCCCATCGATTCTTCAACTGCTTGACCATTAACTGACCAAGACCTTCTAGTTCTTCTGTTGAGATCAAACCAAACATAAAGTCAGCAGTAGCAGGTAGACCAAATGATTCAGAAGTATCTTCTAGATTCAAATCTGAACTACTATAGCCAGTTCTCGTTGTCTGTGTAGCACTCAAGATTGGAACATTGAACTCTACAGCAAGACCACGAAGTTCTTCTGCGATTGCTTTGATCATCGTGTACGAGTTTACATTCGCACCCGCTTTCATTCTAGAACTTGTGCATATATTTAGATAATCGATATAGACCATATCTGGAGTAAAGTTCTTCTTCAACTTCAGTTCGTTGAGTAGATGACGGAAGTGGGCAGAGCCAGCACTTGCTGTCGGGAACTCTTTGACGATCAGTTTACCAGTTGTCTTATCTTTGACTTTCTTGACTCTCTTCATAAACACATCTTTAGGCATATCTTGTAGACTATCCATCGTTGTGTTCATTAGATTAGCATCAATACGCTCTGATATCTTCTCTTCTGCCATTTCCATTGTGATGTAAAGAACATTCTTACCTGCCATAAGATTGGCAGATGCACAATGAGTCATGAACAAAGTTTTACCAACACCAGTACCTGCAAGAGCGATACTCAATGACTTGCGTGACAAACCACCCTTAGTGATCTTGTTGAATAGATCAAGGTCGAATGCAATCTTGTCTTCTTTCGTGTGATAGAACTCGAATCGATCTTCGGGCTGTTCAAGAAAGTCGTGACCAATCGCCTGATCAAAAGATACGCCAAGTGCTTTACTCAGCAACTCTGGAATAGAACCCTTGTCAAGGTCTTTGTGTTGACCATCAAGAACAAGAATAGATTCACGAACAGCGTTGTAGATAGCTTTGTCTTGACAGAACTTCTCTGTCTTATCAACAAGCCATTCAATGTCAGTCTTCTCATCATACTCTAAAGCGGTAATGATACCAGATATCGATTGATACTGATCATCACTAATGTTAGACTTCTCTTCAATAGAGATACGAAGTGCCTCTTTCGTAGGCACCCCGTTGTAGTCGGATATGTAGTTTATAATCGACTTATAAACACTTTTCTCAGAGAAGTCATCGAAATAATCATCACTGAGAAAAGGTACAACTCTTCGCATATAATCTTCATTATGTAACAATCCTGATAGAATCGTTTGCTCAAGCATCTGCGATTTTCTCCATATCTGGCACTTGTGAATCGTCTTCTAACAATGACTTAGTTGCCATTGTGTACTTCTCTTTAATAAAGGTTGCAATATCAGTCTTCTCAAACATCATCAACCAGAACTCTTTGTTATCAGCAATCTCTTTGGCTCGCATCATCTTATCACACAATACTTCACCAGTAGATGGATCGACTGCTTCGTACCAACCAACTTTAGGCTTGACGATATAACCACCTGCTTCAGCGACATCCATTAGACCAGACCATTTCGAGATACCACCTTCAAATGTCACAGACACTGGAATCTTTGCTTTCTCACGAACATGGCGAGACTTCTCGATGTTGATGATGAAATGATAGCCAGCAATCTCTTTATCAACTTTCTCTTGTTGACGACCAATAATCCAGATGGCATCAGCAGAATAATAAGCACCAGTACCACCAGATACGATATCTTTTGGATATAGACCGATCTCTTTGTATGTGTGATTCACAGCAACAAGAGGGATATCTTTTAGATTTAAGTGCGGTGTAACCATTCTGAACAGAGACTTCATCTGCTTGGCACGAGACATATCAGCAACTGATTTACCAGACATAGCATCTTCAACTTCTTTCTTAGAAGCAAGGTTACCGATAGAATCAATCACGATACAGACTTTATCTTTCTTATCAAGACCATCTAACTGTTGCATGATATCAAACTTCAACTGCTCGACATCAGTAATCGGTGTATGAATCACTCGATCCATATCTACATCAAACGACTCAAAGTACGACTGTGGCGTACCAAACTCAGAATCATAAAAAAGCACAACTGCTTCGGGATATTTCTTCTGATATGCGGCAGCCATCAACAATGCGAAAGCAGACTTAAAGTGTTTTGATGGGCCTGCAAGCATCAGCAAGCCTGGTGTTAACCCACCATCGATTCGACCAGACAATGCAACATTCACCATAGGTACTGGTGTCGGTGACATTTCTTTTTTACCAAAGACTTTTGAGTCCATTATATTTGATGTTGCCTTGATTGTCGAGTTCTTAGCAAGTTTTTCCATTAATGACGACATAATTTATTCTCCAAATTCAAATTCTATATTATACTTCACGAGGCTATTATAACACTACTTGTTGTAAATGTCAAACAACTTTTTCTCAAACTGTTCAATCTTTAATGTTCGATTAGGCCATAGAATATATTCTTTCTCTGGGTTCGCTTTCAGATTGTTAAGTAATGGTGTTACTGCATTGTACAGTTCGTCTAACTGACTCTGCAAAGTTTTTGCTGATGATGAGGCCTGCGTTGCTTCTTGCTTGACAGCCTTTACCGACTGTAGTTCATCTTCGTCTACGGCTGTGAAACCGAAATCAAATATATCTGACATTTTTTTCTCCTATTTGTCTTCTAACTCTAAGTCTTTTTTTGTGTTAGCTAATAGTAAATATTCTTCTCTGAGAAACTCTTGATTTTCATCTAACCAATTCTCAACTGATATCGACTCTTCGCCATAATTATCTCTCTCATACATTGCTTCATAATACTTTCGTTTAGCAAAATCCTCAAATGAGGGTATGATCATTCTCATGTAAAAAATCCTTCGAGTGAATTTATATGTTCAAGTTCCCAATTGATTGCATCTGATACTAGCTTCAAGGGGTCTTTGAATGTCTTGTTGAACTGCATCTCATAATCAATATGATCGTGTAGATCAAATTCTTTGGGTAGAAATGGATGAAACGATATTACATTTTCCATAACTGGGTTAGGCATTTTAAGGTAGCAGAACTTTACCTTGGAACCGTTTTGATTCCCTCAATAGAAAGACCCTTCTTCTTGATTTGGTCATTACACATCAATGCACCACGAACATGGATAGGAGTACCTTTCTTATATACAGTGTATTTATCTTGCCACTTATCTATGTCGCTCACACCACGAGGAAAAGACACATCTTCTGGTGGTAAACTCTGAAACTCTTCATAGAAGTCTGACACAAATTTCTGTAGGTCTGCTTCTGTTGAATTAAGCATAATCGAGTAAGCTTTCTTAAACTTGTCTCGAACGATCTGTGGCGTTGACGACTTGACTGCTTCAATGCCCATCACTTTGAGTTTTGGCTCTGCGTACTGAACACCCTCATTATTATATACATTGAGTATATATCGTTTCTTAGCAGTCCAGATACCTTTGTCTGCGATTGCTTCACGAGCCATTACCATTCGATTCTCGAAGCCATTCATTTGATCGCTCATATCTTGATAAGACTTAGCGAACATAGGAACAATCTTTTCTTCACAGGCTCTATCAATAAACCTCACAGGATCTTTAGGACCAACTGCTTTCACAAGAGGACTCATATCAACATAAAGCGAGTCTGTGTCCATAGCGATAACATAATCTTCTTCGGTCTTGAGCATGGTATTAAGAAACTTATTCATAGCTTTCTCAGCCCACTTGATCGACAACTGACCAGATAGTGTGATGCCCTCTGCGATACGAAGATCATAGTATCGGAAGTAGTTATTGCCTAAAGCCCCATAAAGTGAGTTGAGCAAAATCTTTACAGCTTGCTGTGTATTATCTAGTCGATTGATTTCTCTATCTAAGTCAGCAGTCTTATCTTTTTCATAATCTTGCTTGAGTTTAAGCATATCAGTCTTGACAGTCCTTCGCTCGTTGTACAGACCAATAATAATTTCTGGCATAATGCCACGCTTATCTTTGCGATACATCGAACCATTTGCGGCAACAGCGACATCCATCTCTTTTGCTTCTTCAGTCAAACCATTGTTCAGATAGTGATCTACACCACCTATAGTAAAATCGCCACCACCACTCAACAGGGTCTCGGGAGACATATTGTACTGAACAATTAGGTTTGGATAAAGAGAGTTCAAATCGAATGATGTAACCCACTCACTCATGCCGACTCTAGGCTCTTTCACATAACCACCAGGATACGACTCTTTGCGTTTAGCATTTGATGGCGGCACTGCAATCTTTCTATCACTCAAATAGCGATATATGATAGAATCCCATATACCAGTCGTACCAAATGTATCTGCATAATTAACACCACCCTTATAAGCAATAACAAGTGCTAAGTCCATCAGACCAGTCTGCTTATCAATCTTGTCTACTAACTGAACATCTTTGATATTGTAGTCGATGAACTTCTGGTGATCAGACTTGTACAGACCAAACAATGAGCCATGCTCTGCATAAGATAACTTCTTCTCACCAAGAACGGTAGAAGCAATATGGTCTAGCGAATAGGATGCTTGAGTACCGTAAGTGTAACCGAACTTTGTAAACAGATCATAATAATCTACTTGCTGTACACCGTAAATCTCATAGGCATCCATGTCTCTGCCTTTGATGGCAATCTGACGATACTTCGTGATACCAAAGGGAGAGAACTTCTTAACAGTTTCTGGACCAAGAATATTCTCAGTTCTCTTGATCAGATAAGGTATATCAAATAATCGAATGTTCCAACCAGTAATGATATCAGGCGTATTATGCATCCAGTAAGTAAGAAACTTGAGCATGAGATCAGTTTCGCCAGCACACTTTACATACAGAACTTCAGCATCACCTAGATCCAGTTCTGTCTTAGACACATCATAATCACCCGTACCCCAAACATAGTAGGCATTTAATTGACTGCTCTTGTAACAGATTGCCGTGACGGGGTACTTAGCTTGATCTGGCTCTGGAAAGCCATCATCAGACTGAACCTCAATATCAATGTTACCAACATTGATCAGTTTAGAATCATAGTTAATCTTACCAGGATGCTTATCGTTGATAAACTGAGCAGTGAAGTTAGAGTTACCATGAACCTGAAAGTTGTCTATATCTTTATACTTCTTGATGAAGTCACTTGCATCCGATAGAGAATCAAGCTTAATGGGCTCAACAGCTTGACCATATAAAGTCTTCCATTCTCCAGTAGCTTTCTGAGAAACCAGATACATAGTAGGTTCAAAGGGTATTCTCTTTTTGACAGGATTGCCTTGATCATCATAACCTCGATACAGCATATTATTGCCATACCGATTCACGCAGGTATAAAAACTCAAATTACTACTCCGATAAATTGTATAGAATGAGAAACATTGTACATTATATGAAACACTTTGTCAATACTAATCGTCTCTCTCACCGACACCATAATCGACTACGACAGGAAATCTTGGTACTCCGTCTGGTGTCAAACCGAAGTATCGTAGTGTTGCCCAATTAGGAGTTTCTTTTGACTCCCAAAGTTGTTTCATCTGTGCTTGGGTGCCTCTCACACCTGCACCGCATTCTGTGCCATCTGGCATACGAAGAATGAATCTCTTGGCATAACCAGCCCAGTTGCCTTGACCTTCTTCAATCTTAACAACATCAAACTCTTCTGTGATGAACTGCTTACGCTTGAGTAAGTATCTAGATCGTTTGCATTCATACTTTTCATCAAGACGAACCATTTGACCTTCATAACCATCAGCCATATAAGATGCATACAATTCATCCAACTCGTCTTGAGTATCGCACCAATCTGTACGAACAAAATGCAAGTACTCTTTAAAGAATCCAGACTCTTTGAGTTCTAGATTACGAATAGAGAATATAACATCAGCGTTATTAGAGTTGTGTATATCGTAAACATGATATTGGACTAGTCTTTTCGAGTCTTCTAGATCAGCATCAGTAAGCTTGGTCTTCCTTACAAGACTTACAATCTTATTAAAGTCCTCTTTCAATTCATGATTGTACAACTCGCCATCAAGTGTAACTTCTGGATTTGCTTCAAGAACATCTTTCACTTCTTTCCAGATGTGTGGACAACTAGTGATTGGTTTACCGCTTCGTGTCCATAGTCCCTTAGAATTTGCAATACAGCGAATGCCTTCAAGTTTAGGTTGAGAATATCCAGACGAGTGCTGGACTTTTTGTTTTGTGTAGTCACCAGCCAACATAGGCTCAAACTTATCATATGAGTCTATTTCAGAGATATCTACAAAATATTCCTTTTCAATGCGTTTGTCCCAAATAGCTTTCGCTTCTGCTTGGGCTTGAGTATAGGCGGTAGTGCTATTAACTTTGCCAACATTCTTGGCCTCACTAAGATTCCATTCACTGGTCACTTTTTTACCACTTTCGAGTCCTGCTACAGTTCTGGTGCCTGCATAATCGTCATTAGAGTACCCAACTTCGATCTGCCAAACTCTTATCTTGCCTTTGCTGTCCCTCTTGTACAAAGTGGGAAGACTTTCAACATTTTTCATAGTGTAATCCTCTTCATAATGTGTCTATTATAACACAAGCGTGGAGGTTTGTCAAGTATCTGACTATTCTGTTTTGTTTGTACCCTTAATCTAAGAGATACTAATTAGACTGTAAGCGATAACATATGTGCTTACTGCTAACATTAATAAAGTCGAAACTAGTTCACAAAAGAACCCATCGCAACTCTTAGCCTTAAGGTAAGAGAGTGCTTTTTTCACTTTTACTTTTACTCCTATTTTAGTCGTGCCTATTTAATTGAGTGAGTCACAATACGCAACTCACTCGGTTTCTTACAAGTTGGTGTGTTTCCACACCCGGTTAAATATTACTCTGCTAGAAATTCTTTACTATCAGTCTCAGTAGTAAAGTGCGAATGAAACGATTTGAAATCGCCATTGATCTCAACTTTCTTCGGCTTCTCTTCTTCTGGAATGATATTCTCTAAGTAAACACTTAGTATCCCATCTTTGAATGTTGCACCACATACCACAATAGTGTCAACAAGAGTGAACTTACGGGTAAATGCTCTTGCGGCAATGCCTTTATGAACATACTGTCTATCATCTTCTTGTTGACCAGAGTTACCTTGAATGGTTAAAACTCCGTCTTCTA